TTGCCGGCAAGGCCGTGCCCGTGGATCTCGTATGGCGGCACCAGAAAAAATTCCGTTACGACGACCTGGAAAAACTGCGGCTTTTGACGGAAGAAAACCTATCCGTCGGCATCGAGATCCCGCCGAACAAATTCGTGATCAACACATACCGCGCCCGCAGCGGCAGTCCGGCCCGCGCCGGGGTATACCGCGTTTGCGTCTGGATGTACATGTTCAAGAATTTTACCGTCAAGGACTGGGTCGCGTTCGCCGAAATCTACGGCATGCCGATCCGACTGGGCAAGTATGAACAGGGCACCGACAAGGAAGACAAGGATGCCCTGTTGCAGGCGGTGATGCAGATCGGCAGCGACGCCGCAGGCATCATCTCAAAAAACACGGAGATTGAGTTCATCCAGGCAATCAAGCAAGACGGCGAGGTATTTAAGAATCTGGCCCAGTTCTGCAACACGGAAATTTCCAAAGCTGTGTTGGGACAGACCATGACCAGCGACATCGGGAATTCCGGCAGCTATGCCGCAAGCAAAACCCACGCCGAAGTTCGCCAGGATATATTGGAGAGCGATTGCAAGGCGCTGTCGAAAACGATCCGCCGCGACCTGATCCGACCGATTGTGCTGTTCAATTTCGGCGACGCGAGTCGCCTGCCCTATTTGAAAATGCACTTTGAAAAGCCGGAAGACCAAAAAGCTGAGGCCGATAAGTACAAGACGCTTTCAGAAATGGGCTTGCCGATCGCCACCGAGCACTTGTATGAAAAGTTCGGCATTCCAAAACCGGCCGGCAGCCAGGAGGTACTGCCACAGGCGCAGCAGAAGCCGCGCGACCGCGCGGCGGTGATCGCGTCGAAAGCGGCGCTGCCGCCACTGGAAAAACCGCCCGGCATGGAAGCATCGCAGCGGATCATCGACCAGCTGGCGGACAAGCTGCTCGCGCGCGGTGGGCCGGTGATTGAAAAAATGCTGGCCCCCTACCTGGCAGCGATTGAAGCGGCGACCGACCCGGAAGAACTAAAAGAACGACTGATCGACATTTACGCCAACATGGACACGACCGACCTGCGCGAGCTGCTGGAGTCCGGAGCTTACGCGGCGGACCTGTTCGGGCGGTGGTCGGCCCATGAATGAAACGATCGAGCTGGAACCACTTGCCCCGCAGGAAGCGATCGAATATTTTCGCGACAAGATCGTTCTGACGCCGGCCCAGTACTATAGTCTTCGCCGCCAAGCGAAAGTGAACGCTTTTTCAGCCTCGGAAATCGCGTCTCTAGATATCCTGAGCGATATCTTTGAGGAGCTGGCGGCGGCGATCGAGTCGGGTGCGACCATGGAAGAGTTCCGCCGATCCATCAACGTTCGGCTGGCCGCGCGAGGCTGGCGGGGGCTGACCCCTTACCGGTCCGACACCATCTTCCGCACGAATGTGCAGACGGCTTATCAGGTCGGACGGTGGAAACAGATGACCATCCCCGAAGTTCAGGCCGACCGCCCCTATGGCGTATATAGCGCGGTCATGGACAAGCGGACGCGGGCAACCCACCGGGCTATGCACGGAGTATGCCGACGTTTGGACGATCCGTTCTGGGATACGTGGTATCCGCCGAACGGATTCCGTTGCCGCTGCTCTGTCCGGACACTGTCGCAGCGCCAGGTGGACAAGCAAAGCATAAAAGTGGCGGAAGGGTCGTGGCAAGGATACGTCACTCCGCCAGGAAGACCGGCGCAGCAGCTGCTTCCGGACCCCGGATTCGACTACAACCCCGGCAAAGAAGCCTATCAGCCGGACCTCGCAAAATATACAAAACGGCTGCGCGCGGCCTATGAAAAACGGCAACAGGAAAAACAAAACGAGAATCAGCCGTAGAAGGCAGATAAGGCGTCTAAAACCATCGGGGGGCTTCCGTACCCACAGGCAAAATAATTTAAACGAATTTAAAGGTAATTTAAACGAATTTAAACGGGGTTTGATTTGGAGGTGGGACCGCTTGAAAGAGCAACAGAAAAAAAATGATGAAAAAATGGTTTCGTTTTTTATCCTGGAAGCCGACGAGGACGGCGCAGCGCCGAAGATGATCCAGATCCTCCCTGCCGGATGGGTTGAAACGGCAAAAGGCAAGTTTTTGGTGGATGATGTGGCGATGGAATCCATCGTCGCCGCCTTCGACGTCAAAAAGAACGACACGGTCATCGACTATGAGCACCAGACGCTAAAAGACGTGATCGCCCCGGCGGCGGCATGGATCAAACGGCTCGTAAACCGGGGAAAAGAAGGGCTATGGGGAGAAGTGGAGTGGACGCCGCGCGCCCTGGAATTTGTCCGCAACAAAGAATACCGCTACCTGTCCCCTGTGATATTCGCGCGAAAATCGGATTGCCGGGCCATCCGGCTCCACTCGTGCGGACTGACCAACACGCCGGCAATTGACGGCATGAACCCCATCGCAAATAAAGAAACGGAGGAAAGCTGCATGGAATTTCTAAAAATGGTGGCAGGACTACTGGGCCTGCCGGAAACCGCCACAGAAGACGAGGTCAAACAAAAAGTCATGGCGCTGAAGCAACAGACCGAGGAATCCGGGAAGGTTTTCGCGAGCAAGGAAATCCTGTCGCTGCTGGATCTGCCTGACACCGCCAGCCTGACCGACGCCAAGGGGAAAATCATCGCCCTGAAAAACCCGTCCGGCTTTGTGAAGGCCGAGGAGTTCCAGGCGTTGCAGGAAAAACTCGCCTGCAAGGAGCGCGATGACCTCGTGGAACTGGCAATGAAGGACGGCAAGGTTGCGCCAGCCCAAAAGGAATGGGCGCAACAATACGCGCTCAAAGATCCGGACGGATTCCGGGCGTTCGTTACCGCCGCGCCCAAGGTCGTGCCAATCGGCGGCGGAGTCGCCGGTGGCAAGCATGACCGGCAGGAAGACGTCGACGAAGTCCAGATGTCGGTCAACAAAGCGCTGGGGCTAGACAACGACACGTTCAAAAAATTCGGAGGTGACAAGTAATGTCTGCATTGACACAGGACCGATTGACGCCGGAGCGCGAGGGGAAACTGCTGGTTCTGCCGATGGCGGCGTCGACGACGGTATTCGCCGGATCTCTCGTTGCGGTTAACGGCGACGGGTACGCCGTGCCCGGATCGACGGCGACGGGATTGACTGCGGCCGGTAGAGCCGAAGAGGCGAAGACAAATGGCGCCACTGCCGGGGCGGAAATTGTCCGGGTTCGTCGCGGAACATTCAAATTCGCCAACCTCGAAGCCGATCCGGTTGCGAAGCTACTCACGACCTGTTACATCGTGGACGACCAGACTGTAGCGGCGACAAACGGAACCAATACCCGCAGCGCTGCCGGTAAAGTGCTGGCGATCGACGCCGACGGCGTTTGGGTCGAAATCTAAAAGTAAAAATCTAAAAAAGAAAGGCGGTATACCATGATTGTCAATTCTGCTGCATTGCAAAGCATTTTTAAGGGCTTTAAGGCCCTGTTCAACGCGGCCTTTTCCGACGCAAAGCCTCAATACGAAAAGGTCGCGACGGTAGTTCCCTCTTCGACCAAGATCGAAGAATATGGCTGGCTGGGAGCGTTCCCCCGTCTCCGCGAATGGATCGGCGAACGAGTGATCAACAGCCTGGCCGCCCACGGATTCACGATCAAGAACAAGTCCTTCGAAGCGACGATCGAAGTCGATCGCGATGACATCGAAGACGACAGCTATGGCGTCTATACGCCGATGGTCCAGGAGCTTGGCCGCAGCGCGGCAACGCATCCGGACGAAATTGTTTTCGCCTTGCTGCCGGCCGGTTTCGCCGCCGCCTGCTATGACGGACAATACTTCTTCGACACGGATCACAAGGACAAAGAAATTGCAGACTGCCCAATCCAATCCAACAAAGGGACGGCGGCGCTTTCGGAAACCGCCTACGCGGCAGCCCGCGCCCAGATGATGTCGCTCAAAGACGCAAAAGGCAATCCACTGGGAATCGTCCCCAACCTATTGGTGGTTCCGCCCCAGCTGGAACAGACGGCGCGCAAGATTCTGCAGGCCGACATCATCGGCAACAACACCAACGTCATGAAAGGGACTGCCGACCTGCTGGTGGTTCCGTGGCTGGCCGGCGATGCAAAAGCCTGGTACCTTCTGGACACCAGCCGCTCTATCAAGCCATTGATCTTCCAGCAACGCAAAAAGCCGGAATTCGTCAACCTGGATTCCCCGAACGACCAGAATGTTTTCATGAGCAAAAAGTATATCTACGGTGTGGATTGCCGCGACAACGCCGGCTACGGGCTCTGGCAAATGGCCTACGGTTCCACCGGCGCCGCTTGATGGAGGGATGAAGCATGGGAATATTAATCACCAGTAAGCGCGCCGGATTCCGGCGCGCCGGAATCGAGCACCCGGACACCCCCACCCTATACGACGACGCAAAGTTTACCGAGGAACAACTGGCGGCGCTGAAAGCGGAACCGATGTTGATTGTGCAGCACGTGGACGGCGAACCGGAAGGCGTCAAAACTAAAGGAAAGGCCAGCGCCAAAGACAAAGACGCCAAGGCGGATAATGCCTAATGTACTGCACGGTTGACGACCTGCGTGATCAATCATCGGCAGAATTCCTGATCCGCTGCACCGACGACGCTGGCGTCGGCGCTATCGACCAGACTGTTGTGGAAAAGAAAATCGCTGACGCGCAGACGGAAATCGACTCCTACTGCCGGGCGCAATACACCGTCCCCTTTCAGGTCGTGCCCGGCCTGATCAAAAAACTCGCGGTTGATATCGCCCTGTATAACCTGGTTTCAAAGCGTGGACTAGACGAAGAAAGCCCGGACGTGATCCTGGTCAAAAGATACCGGGACGCCGTGAAGCTACTGGAGAATCTGGCCAAAGGAATCGTAACGATCGGGCCGGCAGCGAACGGCGATCCAAAGCCGCAGCCGCAACAAGCGACAATCTATTCACAACGCCGGCGCTTCACCAGGGACAAAATGGACGGATTTTAACATGGGACTCACCATGAGCGGCGACTTCGCCAGGCTAAAAAAGGACCTGAAACGACTGGCGGATATTCAACCGGGGTTCCTGAACCGAAAGATCGGCGAAGTACTGGTATCTTCCACAAAAAAACGGTTTGAGGACGAACAAGGCCCGGACGGGGAAAAGTGGAAAAAATCGCATCGAGCCGCCAACGACGGCGGCCAGACTCTTTCTGATACGGCGAGGCTGAAAAACTCCGTTAGCTACCGGGCAGACTCACAACATACGGAAATCGGCACCAACGTAAAATATGCCCACGTGCACCAAATCGGCATGGAGATCAAAGCCAAACGGGCAAAGTTTCTGCGGTTCCAGGTCGGCGGTCGGTGGTCGCGAAAACGCAAAGTAACGATTCCTGCCCGCCCGTTCCTGGGCATCGACGACGCGGACATGGAAGAAATCGACGAAACAATCGCGGAACATGTCGAAGGACGGTTGAAATGATCACAACGATTAAGCCTTGGTTGAAAGGTGTTTTCAACACAATCGGGATTCCTGTCGTATATACCGAAACGGAAGACGAATCAAAGATCAAGGGGCAGCGGTATGCCTGGATCTACGAAGCCGACGCCGAACGGGTTGAAAAAGACCAAAAGACCATTGCAATTAAGGCCGCTGAATATTATGTCCGCGATTACGAACTTCGCTCCAGGATCGGCGTCCGCGTGGCGGCACGCGACGAGCTGGAGGCGATCACACTGAAAACGTCGCTAATGTCGGTGTTGGCGGCAACGGACAACCCGGTTGACAAACAAGGATTCGATATCGAACCGGAGATCCTGACCATCGAATATGTCGCGGACAAAAGCGTCTTAAAAACCGGCGCCGGCTACGACGTGACGTTGGAAGCAAAGGGCGGAATCTTTCGCGCCTGTTCAGCGGACGTGATTGATCCGTGGCTGATTCCGTTGGCGTCATGGACGGCGCAAAAACTGGGCGATCCGTGGAAATCCTGCGCGGCGCAGCCGATGGGAACCCCGGACTCCGTGGTTTATTGGCGGGTTTCCGCCCAGGAGGTCGAAGAAAAAGGCCGGGCTCATTTCATGGTTCGCAAGAAGCTGGCGGCGCGGATATACTCCAGATCCGGCCAAACGACATGGGCCGCCGCAAAAATTGTTCAAGAGCTGGAAAACGATTTCAAAATACCGATTTCGGCGGCGCTAAAAAAATACATGACCGTCGAGCGGCCGGAAGTGAGTTTCGCAGACGAATTCCAGGTATCGGTGACAATGGCCAATAACACGACCAGACCGGCGGAAGAGTTCCCGCTCATGGGAAGGTTCTATCCGGCGGGAAAATTAACGGAGGTGTAACAAGTGGCAAAAGAAGAAGCGGCAGCCAAGGCCGCAAGCGAACAGTCTTATCCGCTTGCCGAACTGAAATCCGCATCCGCTGCGGTTTTCGGCGTAAGGCCGGAAGTAATTGACGGCGCATTGTACGGCAATGCAAAGACCGAGTTTACAATCACGGAAATGCGGGAACTCATCAATGGGTTCCTGAAAAGGAAGGTGCAATAACTATGGCGGGAGGAATTTGGTCAATCACTGAGCTACCCGTATTGCCGGGCCTGTACATGAACTTTCAGGCGGCGGCCCTGGCTGCCATTCAGACCGGCGCGCGAGGCGTCGTCATGTTGCCGGTCAAGGCGCATTGGGGCCCGGTGGAAACGTTCGAAACCCTGACCAGCGAAAATGATTTGCTGGAAAAATTCGCGGCTGCCGCCGATAGTGACGGCTCGACCGTATACAACACGGTTCGAATGGCGCTCCTGGGCGGCGCAAAAAAAGTACTGGCGCATCGAATCGCCGGACCGGAGGTGGCGGCGGCCAGTATCACGCTCAAAGATACCAACGTCACGCCGGCGAATGTCTTGAAGCTGACGGCGAAATATCCTGGAGCCCGCGCCAACGCCTTCAAAATCACGATCCAAGCGAATCTGATCGACAACACAAAACAGGATCTTAAACTTTACGAAGGAACCACGCTGCTGAAAACATTCACATTTTTGTCCGGAAACATCGACGCGGCTGTATTGTCCATTAACGATGACGCGGAAAATGTCTGGCTGATAGCCGAAAAGGTTGCTGCCGGAACCCTGGCCGCAGTGACCAGTTCGGCAATGACCGGCGGGAACAGCGGGATATCCGGAATCACGGCGTCGACCTACACGGCGGCAATGGCGGCTTTCGAAACCCAGACGTTCAATATCCTCAGCCTTGACGGGATTACGGATGCTGCCATCCAGACCAGCGTAGCGTCCTGGACAATCCGGATGCGCAATCAAGGCAAGTGCATCATGACAATCATGGGCGGTCCCGCTGCCGACGATACTGCGACCGATGCAGTGGCGAAAGCAATCGCCAGAACTGCAGGGTTCAATCACGAAGGAATCGTTAACGTCGGAACCGGCGTGGAACTGGACGGTGAAATCTATTCGTCCGCACAAGTCGCGCCATTCGTCGCCGGACTGATCGCCGGCCAAAAGTTGTCGGAATCGACGACTTACGCCGCGACTGCGTTCGACGACGTGACCAGGCGCTGGACCCACAGTGAGCAGGAAGACGCCGTCAGAAACGGTGTATTCATCCTGTTCCATGACGGCACGATTGTGAAGCCGCTGCGCGGGATCAACTCCCTGATCACCCTGCGGCAGGGGCAGAGCAACTTCTTCAAGAAAATCCGCGCCATCCGCGTCATGGACGCCATCAACAGCGACCTACAGACTGCTGCTGAAAAGAACTACATCGGCAAGATCAACAACAACGAGGAGGGCCGACTGGCCCTGATCGCCGCCTGCAAGCAGTACATGGAGGTTTTGGTTCAGGGTGGAGTCATCGAAGCAACAAACTGGGACGTTTACCTCAACCCGACATATCACGGCAAGAACGCGACGATCACGCCGGAACCGGACCAGGTGTTCATGAACTGGACCGCGCGCATGACGGACGTGATCGAACAAATTTTCGGCACCTTCCTGGTGCAGTAAGGAGGAATGACGAATGGCTGGAATTGATAGCTTGAACGTCGTCAACGGCCACTATGGGGCGGTATTCCACGAAGGCGCCTGGTTGGCCAATTTCAACAAGGGGAAGGCCGATGTCGACATCCAGAAGGCCGAACTAAAGTTGTCCGGCGACCGCTGGATTCGCCACAAGGTACTTTCACTGAAGGGAACCGGCAGCATATCCGGATACAAAGTGACTAGCGAGCTGATCCAGTTCAACACTCCGGTCGCCGACAGCAGAAATGTTTCGGTTCGGACCGAGCTGGTCATGAAACTGGATGATCCGGAAGCCTACGGAGTCGAGCGGATTCGACTGATGAACGTTATGTTCGATAAAATCCAGCTCGCCGACTGGGAGGCCGGCAAGGAAGTCAACGAGGAATGGGCGTTCACCTTTGAGGGATACGAACTGCTTGATCCGATCGAGGCAACCTGATGAGCGAATACGAGTTCCCTACCCTGGGTGAAATCCTGTCGGGAATAGCGAGGAGGAACAACGATGAAAGAAAATGATAAGCTGGTTTCCGAGTTGACGGACGAGGAAGTTCTCCAGCGCATGCTGGACGTTGACGGAGTGCCGGAACGGACGGTCACGCTGAGACGAATCGGCATCCCGGTGACGGTAAAGGGGCTGACCGGAAAGCAGGTGTTCAGCCTGCGAGAGCGCTGCACGGTAACGGTTAGCGGCAAGCGAGGCCAAACACGTCGGGACCTGGACGAAGAACAGTTCAATAGTGCCCTGATCGCCGCCGCAACCGTCAAGCCAAATTGGGGCGATGCAAAACTGACGGCAAAATATCGAGCGTCCAGCCCGGAAGAGGTCATCAAGCGCCTGCTTTTGGCCGGCGAGATCGCGCAGCTTGGCGACCTGGTCTTGGAGCTGTCCGAATTCAACACGGAGCTTGAAGAAGTAAAAAACTAATCAGAGGTGGCGGACTGGCTTGGACGATGCACGCTCTATTCGTCCGCCACCACATTCGACCCGGTGAATTCTGGTCGCTGCCGCGCGGTGAGCAATTGCTGTTGGCGGCAAGCCTGGAAATCGAGCTCGAAGACGAGCAAAACGAACGGGAGAGAATAAAGAAAAACCATGGCAAATGAAAGCCGTTATTACAGACTGGGCATAGTCGTGGATCTCCAGGACCGCATGCAAAGCGCCCTGGAAAAAGTGACCGGCACAGCTGAAAAGTTCGAACAGCGCTTAAAAAACACTTCGCGGGCCGCGCAAACGCTGGACCGGCAAAAAATATCCCCGCTCATCGAGGGCAGGGACAATTTGACCGGCCGCGTTTCCTCGGTTCGCAATGCGCTGCGATCGCTGACGGCTAAATCTTGGACGGTTACGCTGCGGGCCAAAGATGAGGTTTCGCGGATTACCGGCCGCGTCGGCAACGCATTGTCGACCCCGTTAGGCATGCTTGGGATCGGTACGGCCACGCTCGGGGCGGGAGCCCTGGTCGGAGGCAGCCTGAACAAGGCCATGGACTTTGAAGCGCAACTGTCGAGCATCAAGGCTTTGACGGGCGCAACCGGCGAGGAAATGGCGCGCCTAAAGGCACTGTCTCTGAAGTTGGGCGCTGACACGAAGTACAGCGCCCTAGAGGCCGCGCAGGGATTTGAGGAATTGTTGAAGGCCGGCATGAGTGTGGACCAGGTATTCAATGGCGGCGCTGAAGCTGCTTTGAACCTGGCCACCGCCGGCGGCCTTGGATTGGCCGAAGCTGCGGAAATTATGTCTACGGCCATGAATGCTTTTAAGGCCGACGGGCTGAGCGCGGCGGAAGCGGCGAATATTTTGGCTGGCACCGCAAACGCCAGCGCGACTGGCGTTTCCGAACTAAAATTTTCACTGGCGGCAGTTTCAGCTGTGGCCAGCGGCGTCGGAATGAGTTTTCAGGATGTAAACGCCGCTCTTGGCGTTTTTGCAAACAACGGCCTGAAAGGGTCGGACGCCGGAACGAGCCTGAAAACAATGTTAATGAACTTGATCCCCGATAGCAAAAAGGCCATCGCCGAATTTGGTCGATTGGGCCTGCTGACCGAGCAAGGAACCAGCGCGTTCTTTGACCAGGAAGGCCGACTGAAATCCCTGACGGATATCGCCGACCTGATGCGAAAATCAATGTCGGGAATGACCGACGAGCAGCGACTGCTATCAATGCAAACAATGTTCGGTTCGGACGCGATCCGCGCCGCAAACATTTTGTACAAGGAAGGCGCTGACGGGATCAAAAAGTTCACGGACGAAATGAAAAAAGTCACGGCGCTGGACGTGGCAAAAGAAAAGATGGCCAACGCCAAGGGGGCGATCGAGCAGCTTTCGGGGTCTTTCGAGACACTGCAGATTCGGGCCATGACCCCTTTTCTCCCTCTTGTTTCCCGCATCGCCAACGGGATCGGCGACACTTTGGACGGAGCGACAGATGCGGTGGTCACGAGAGCGGAAGAACTGGCGGGGAAAATCGGCGGTTTTTTGGATGAGCTGGCAAGCGACGAAAAGTTTCAGGCCATGGATTGGGGAGACAAAATCGTCTATGTTCTGGATCGCATGATCTCTGCAATTGATCAATGGTCCAGCGGCCCCGGTGGCGAACAGCTAGGGAAAGTGTTCACCAAACTGGCCGAAATCGGCATGCGGTCATGGATGGCCGCGCTGAGCGGTTTAATGAAAGGATCTCTGAATTCCCTTTTGAGCGGCAACATCACCGGCGCTGTCGGGCTGGCCATGGGTGCAAACTTCCTGGGCGCAGGCAGTTTGATCAAGGGCGGCTACGGTCTGGCCAAAGGCGCTGCTGGGAAATTGTCCATTGGGAAAACAGCCGCAGCGGCGGCAACTGAGCCGGCTGGAGCCGGCATAGCGAGCACCGTTTCAACGCCAAAAACGGTCATGCAGGCAGCTGCGCCACCGGCGGCGAGGATTTCCCCCGGATACAAGCCGGCCGGTGCTGATTTTTGGGCCGGAGCCGACCTCGCCAAGGTTGAGGGAAGAAACAATATTGTTTCGATGAGCAACACGGGGAAATTGCAACGTTATAACGAGCTTCAAACCGCATTTGAAGGGCTGCCTGGACAAAAGCAAACCGTCTTCCAAAAAGGAGCCGAACAGTTTAGAAACATTACCGAAAAGATTCGGACACTGACGAGCGGAACAAAAATCGGCGGGATCATTGATGGCGCAGGAACGCAAGGCGGCAAGGCCGCCGGCTGGCTCGCAAGTCTTTCAAAGTCGCCGATCGCCGCCTTGGCTAAGCGGGCTATTCTGCCGGTCGGCCTTGGTATCGACGCATATGGGGTGGCAAAATCGGAAAACAAAGTTCAGACGGCTGGTGGCATGGCCGGGCGCTGGGCAGGCGCCTGGCTGGGAGGAAAGGCTGGCGCGGCCGGCGGCGCTCTTGCTGGTTCTGTGGTCCCTGGTCTTGGCACGGCGGCCGGGGCCCTTATCGGCGGGATTGGCGGCAGCATTGCCGGGTTCTTTGGCGGTGGCAAGATCGGCGACTATTTAGGGTCGCTGGCTTCAAAAGTTGATTTTTCGGCGATTAAAAATAAGTTGGCGGCAACAAAAGACGAGTTCTCTGCTGCAATCGGAGCGTGGTTCGACGCGCTGCCGGAGCGCGTTGGGTATGCGGTGGGCTATTCGTTGACATGGCTTTCCCAACTTCCGTCGAGGGGCGCTGCGTATTTCGGCCAGCTTGCCGACGACGCGGAATCATATATCGCAGCGCTGCCGGACAGGCTTGCAACCTGGTGGGCGCAAACATACAGCGACGCTTCTGCCTGGGCTGCCCAGACGGTGGACGGAGTGACAAACTGGTTCAATTCACTGCCGTCGCAAGCGGAAACGGCGTGGAACCAGCTTCATCAAACAGTAGAAGCTAAATTGCAATAATAAGTTGA